TACTCTTGCGAGTTCTTTAAATAGAAGCGTAATGGTTGGTGCTTATGCTGGAGCAGCTGTTGGATCTGCAAGATTTAGTAACACTTTTATTGGTTATGAAAGTGGAAGATATTACAACTCAAATTTAAATACATTTTTAGGAAGTGGTACTGGTAGAGGTAATGCTGGTGGTGCTTCTGGTGCTTTAAATGTGGCAGTAGGTGGTGCTTGTTTTGAAAACTCAACTACGGCTACTAATTTTGTTGCAATAGGTTACCAATGCTTAAAAAATGGCGTAAACACTGGGTCTAATATTGTAGCAATAGGTGCAAATATTCACACATCTAACACTTTAACTGGTAGTAATAATATTGTTATTGGTGGAAGTTCAAGCTTATCTTCTACAAGTGTTAGTAATGAAATAACTTTAGGAAATTCAAGTATTACTGCTTTAAGATGTGCTGTAACATCAATTACATCAATATCAGACGAAAGAGATAAGTCTGACATAAAAGATATTACTTACGGATTAGCGTTTATAGATGCTTTACAGCCTAGAGAGTTTGTTTGGAATAACAGAGCTGAAATAAAAACTGAAATTGACGAAGACGGAAACGAAACAGAAGTAGAGTTTTATTCAGCTAACAAAGGTAAAAAAGACTTTGGTTTTATAGCTCAAGAAGTTAAAGAACTAGACAACGATACTTTAAGATTGGTTTATGACGAAAACCCAGAGAAATTAGAGTTAAGCTATGGGAAGTTAGTACCAGTATTAGTACAAGCAATAAAAGAATTAAAAGCAGAAATAGAATTATTAAAACAATAAATAAATAAAATGTACAAAAACGTAATTACATCAGAAAACACACCAGACAGTCACAAGGAAGTTATTGTAAATCAAGTTGATGATCAATTAGCAGAAGCTGCAGACTCTGAAACTACAGAAGAAAAGCTACAATGTCTTAAAGATCACTTTCTTTGGTTATTAGCAAGCGACTTTTATAAAGACGAGTGTAGCGCTGAGCAAATATCTGGCATGGAATCATATTTACCAGCTGATTACGCAGACGATTACGAAGAGTTGCCTGAATAGTAGATTTGCTAAAAAAGACGTAACTATATTAATGTAAAACAATTAAATTAAATTAAATGTTAAAAATTACAGAAAAACAACTAGAAAAAGTTGTAAAACACCAAGAAGAATTAACTTCAATATTAAATAATATTGGAGCTTTGGAAACTCAAAAACACGCGTTGCTTCATAGAGTAGCTGATGTTAATAAAGATCTTGAAGAGCATAAACAAGAACTTGAAAAAGAATACGGTAAAATATCTATTGACCTAAAAACAGGTGAATATACTGAAATTCAAGAAGAGGAAGAATCTGATCTTAAAGTAGAAAAATAATGTCTTCTATTGTAAGAAAAATAAGTATTGGCTCAGACTATAAAAACGATGCTATGCACTACTCTGTAGGTCAGCAAGTTTATGGGGGTCATGAAATATCTCACATACTTTTAGATGAATCAGATAGTTCTTATAATATTCATATTAAAAAAAACAACGAGGTTATGCCGTGGAAGAAATTTAATTCTAACATGGCAATCTCTGTTGAGTATGATTTAGAGTATTAATGAAAAGTGTGTATGATTTTATTGTAGAACCGCTAGGCGAAGAATACAGTAATAAAATTAAAGTTGGTGATAAACAGTTAATTGTAAATACAGGTATAGAGGATTTTAAATTTGTAAATAGATTAGCTAAAGTTTTAGAAACGCCAAAAGCTTTTAGTACAGGAATTAAAGCCGGAGATACAATTGTTATTCATCAAAACGTGTTTAGAACGTTTTACGATATGAGAGGCAATAAGAAAAAAAGTAGGTCTTGGTTTAAAAATAACTTATATTTCTGTGCAGCGGATCAAATATATTTATATAAAAATAAAACAGGCTGGAATTCATTTAATGACAGGTGTTTTATAACACCGATAAAAGACAAAGAGTCTTTAACATTGGAAAAAGAGCAAAGCCTTGTTGGTATATTAAAATATGGCAATAGCTTTTTAAAAGCGCTTAATATTAACCCAGGTGACCTAGTAGGTTATAAGCCTAATGGTGAATGGGAATTTTTAATTGAAGGTAAGCGCTTATATTGTATGAAATCAAATGATATTGTAATTAAGTATGAACACGAAGGAAACGAAGAAGAATATAATCCTAGCTGGTCAAATAGCTGTTGAAGAGTTAATAAAGGTAGCAAAAGAACCTATTGTTGATTCTGATGACGACATATCAGCAGATAGACTTAAAAACGCTGCGGCTACAAAAAAGCTAGCAATATTTGATTGTTTTGAAATACTTAATCGCATTGAAGCGGAGGAAGATTTGTTAAATGAAAAACCTAAGGAAGTAAAAGAAGAAAAGTCTTTTAAGGGTTTTGCAGAAGGTAGATCTAAATAATGTACGAGCAAACTTTATACAAAGTATTAAAAGACCATATAAAGCCTAAGGTTCTTAAAAGAATGAATAGGTATAAAAAATGGGAATATGGCTATAATGCAGAGCACGACTTTGTTGTTATAAGTAAAACAGGTGAGATAGGAGAAATATACGAAATACAAAATTTAAAAATAGCTTTACCTAAAGAAGTTAATGTAGTTGAGTTTGACAACGATAAGTGGACTTATTCTGAATACCCAAAAGAATTAAAAAAAATTAAATCTGTATTTGACTGGGAAGAATACCCGTTAGATTTTAAAGAAAAATGGTATGACTATATTGATGAAGAATTTACAAGGCGCGAAGAAGGCTTTTGGTTTATTAACAAAGGTGTTCCTACTTATATCACTGGTACTAATTACATGTACCTGCAGTGGAGTAAGATTGACGTCGGGCAGCCGGACTTTCGTGAGTCCAACAGATTATTCTACATATTCTGGGAGGCTTGTAAATCTGACTATAGATCCTACGGAATGTGTTATCTTAAGAATAGAAGATCCGGATTTTCGTTTATGGCAAGTGGGGAGACCGTTAACCAGGCAACAATATCTACAGATGCTAGATTTGGTATACTCTCAAAATCTGGACCCGATGCAAAGAAAATGTTTACTGACAAAGTTGTCCCAATATCAGTTAACTACCCCTTCTTTTTTAAACCGATCCAGGACGGTATGGACAGACCAAAGACCGAACTCGCTTATAGAGTTCCAGCGTCCAAGTTCACCCGTAGAAAGCTTGACACCAATACGAAAGTACAAGAAATTACCGGTTTGGACACCACCATCGACTGGAAAAACACGGGCGACAACTCCTATGATGGAGAGAAACTCAAACTCCTCGTCCACGACGAATCAGGCAAATGGGAAAGGCCGACCAACATACTCAATAACTGGAGGGTAACAAGAACTTGCTTACGGCTAGGTTCTAGAGTTATAGGGAAATGTATGATGGGATCAACGTCGAACTCATTAAACAAAGGCGGCGATAATTTTAAAAAACTTTACCATGATTCAGATGTTACCCAAAGAAACGCCAATGGACAGACTCGCTCAGGATTATATTCTTTGTTCATACCTATGGAATGGAACTACGAAGGATACATTGATTCTTATGGCTTTCCTGTATTCAACACACCAAAAAAAGAAGTTGAAGATCCGCACGGAACAAAAATAACACAAGGCGTAATAGAGTATTGGGAAAATGAAGTTGAGGGCTTAAAATCAGATCAAGATGGTTTAAATGAATTTTATAGACAGTTTCCGCGTACAACAAAGCATGCATTTAGAGATGAATCAAAACAATCTTTATTTAATTTGACTAAGATATACCAGCAAATAGATTTTAATGAAGATCTTAAAAATTCAATTAACGTAACAAAAGGAAGTTTTCAATGGGAGCACGGGGAAAAAGATACTAGAGTAATATTTGTTCCAAATAATGACGGTAGATTTTTAGTAACTTGGGTTCCGCCAGCAAACTTGCAAAATAAAAGATATATAAAGAATGGTATTAATTATCCTGGTAATGAGCATTGTGGAGCATTTGGCTGTGATCCATATGATATATCAGGGACTGTGGACGGCAGAGGATCCAAAGGCGCTCTACACGGTTTAACGAAGTTTAGTATGGAGGACGTACCTCCTAACCATTTTTTTTTAGAATATATAGCTAGACCTCAAACTGCTGAAATATTTTTTGAAGATGTATTGATGGCATGCGTGTTTTACGGAATGCCAATACTAGCTGAAAATAATAAGCCTCGTTTATTATATCATTTTAAAAGAAGAGGCTACAGAGGTTATTCAATTAACAGGCCAGACAGGAAATATAATAAATTATCAGTAACAGAAAAAGAGCTAGGCGGTATACCAAACTCAAGTGAAGATATAAAACAAGCCCATGCGGCTGCTATAGAAACATATGTAAATGAATTTGTAGGCCTTAAAGAAACAGGTTACGGCGACGTGTACTTTCAAAGAACACTGGAAGATTGGGCAAAGTTTAATATTAACAACAGAACAAAACACGATGCATCAATTAGCTCAGGCTTAGCATTAATGGCATGTAACAAACATCGCTACACGACAGGTCCTAAAAGAGAAAGGCCACTGCCCGTCGATTTAGGAATTAAAAAATACGACAACAAAGGTTCAATATCAAAAATAATAAGTTAAATGAGTATATATACTAACACGAACAGCGCTTTTCCAAGTCAGGTAGTAAGTGACGCAGAAAAAGCAAGTTTGGAATATGGTACGCAAGTTGGGCAGGCTATTGAATACGAATGGTTTGGTCAAGGTCGAACTAACGGTAATAGATATTTAACTAGTTGGAATCAATTTCACCAATTAAGATTATATGCTCGAGGAGAGCAATCAATACAAAAGTATAAAGATGAACTGTCAATTAATGGCGATTTATCTTATTTAAACTTAGACTGGAAACCTGTGCCTATATTATCTAAATTTGTAGATATAGTGGTCAATGGTATTTCAGGTAAGTCTTATGATATAAAGGCATATGCACAAGATCCTCAATCAATAAAGAAAAGAACAGACTATGCTTCTATGCTTTATGAGGATATGGTTGCTAAAGAATATTTAGATAGCTTAAAACAAACGTTGGGTATTGATTTATATCAAACGCCTAATATAGATACCATACCAGAATCTAAAGAAGAGCTTGAGCTCCATATGCAATTAAGCTACAAGCAATCAATTGAGATAGCAGAAGAAGAAGCTATATCATCTGTGCTTGCTCAAAACAAATATGATCTTACTAGAAAAAGATTGAACATGGACTTAACTGTTCTAGGAATTGCTATTGCTAAAACGGGATTTAATACTGCAGAAGGTGTAACAGTCGATTATGTAGATCCAGCTTATGCTATTTATTCTTACACAGAAGATCCAAACTTTGATGACATATATTACGTAGGCGAAGTAAAGTCTATAACAATT